GTTTCCGTCCCGGCGAGGTTTTCGATGAACTGCTTCTTGTCAGTCGCGCTGTCGATCACCAGCGCGTAGTACGTTCCCGAAGGCCGGGCCCCGACAACGGCGACGCAACCCCGGGCCCTGACAAACATGTTGCCTTTCGCGGAAGTCCTCCACGCCCGCGCCAGCCAAGTCTCGCGGCGCTTCATCCGGCCTTTGAGCGTACCCTCGCGTTTCCGGGCTCCAGCCCTGTCGGCCTCCATGTTCCCGGCACAGACGCACCCGCAGCGCAGCACCCCCGGGTACTCGTCGTGCTGCATGATGTGGACGTAGCGGATCTCCATCACCTCGCACATCTGGCAGATCTCCGAAGACTCGCCCAGATCCTCCATGTCGATGCAGCACCACCCTGTGTGCGGCACTCCGGCAGTCGCCCAGAGCCCTGTCGTCATTTTTAATTCTCCCGTCTCGTCCTGCCCCACTGCCCCACCGCCCCACCTCCTAAAGTAAGGGGAGGTGGGGCAGTGGGGCAAACGGTGGTGTGGCAAGGTGTGGCAAGGTGGGGCAAATCGTCAATAGCCTTCCGCTATCTCTATGAAAGCTCTAGACATTCTCTTCTGATCGTCGTGCCACACCTCTCTAAGCAAACCGGCCTCCAACCACTGCCCCACCACCTTCTTTATCATCGCACGTTCTTTTTCGTTTTTGGGGTTTAAATTCAACGCCTTTCCGGCGGCATTTCCGATCCACTGATCGCCTGTCTGGACGTCCTTGCGCCACTCTTTCCCCTCCATGGCGACTTGCATCGCCACGAAGCTGCCCCCGGCGGCAAGCGCCTGCGCGGTTGGCGGAAACCATTGTGTGGCGACACCCACGCTGTCACCACGCCTAGGCACCCCTGCGGCACCAACGGAAAACGCTTGCGCGGCACCCCCACCGTTCCCTGCCGAAACGCTCTCCATGCGGAACCAGTCCCGCTTCGCCTTGGGCGGGGCCATGTTGGCCTTGTCGTTGAACGTGTTGAAGTATCTCCAAGGCTCCAAAATTCCGTAGGCTTTCCCGTCCACCGCCGTCATCCGGTTGACCACCCGCACCACCCGTGCCGCGTCTGTCTTCGCCTTGGCCCCTCGCGAGCTGTCCGTCACCACCTCCGCCGAGCCTGCTTTCGAGGTGTGATCGACCAGATGCACCGCGCACCCCCCTTCCTCCGCCACCCGCCCCCACTCCTTCACCACCATGTCCATCGCCCCGTTGTCGTTCTCCGGAACGCCGTGTGAAGACACGAACGGGTCGATCACCACCACGTCGATCTTCCGGGCCTTGATCTGCTCCACCAGCTCTCGGACCACGGGCCTCACGATCATGGGCCCTGTCCGGTCCATCTCGGCGATCACCAGCCGTTGGTCCCGCCCGCTGTCCACGAACAGCCGGTCCCCGATCTCCGCCTCTGCAATCCCGTAGTGCTTGGCCGCCGCCAGTATCTTCTTCTGCGTTTCCTCGTAAGGGTCCTCCAAATTCCACAGCCACACCCGCAACTCGTCGGAAGGGTCCTCGCCCAGCAGCGACTTCCCCGTCACCTGCGCCAGCGTCTCGACCGCTACCAGCGACGACTTGCCCACCCCTCCCGGCGCAACCGTCATTGAAATGAACTTGCGAAGAAGTATATCCCCGTAGAGCCAGTCGCGCGGCGCGGTCTTCGCGAGGTCCATCCATTTGAAAGGGGTTGCCGTAATGCCCGCCCGCTTGGGGCTCCCGGGCCCTGCAAAAGACAGATCCGCCCCGTCGTCGAACGCTCCGGCGGCTTCGCCCTGCCACCACGCTTCCACCGCAGCCCCGCCCAGCTTCTGCACCGCGTCCACCAGCAGCCCGCCCCGCGTGTGGTCTGCCGTGAACGAGTGCCATTTCCTTTCCGTGTAGTCCGGGTCGTAGACCTTCAGCGTCGTCCGCGAAGACAGTTCGTGCCAAGCCTCGCGTCCGTCCTCGTCGTCCGCCGCCCGGGCCTTGATCCGCTGCCCGACCGCGATCCACTCGTCGTACTCGAAGTCGTTGGGAAGCAGCGCCACCATCGCCTTGATGTTGCGGATCGGCTCCGAAGGCCCGACGGGCCCCGCGCTCTTGACGATGCGCACCCGCGCAATCGTGGCTGGATCTAACTCAATCCCCGGGTTCAACTCCGCCAGCCGGACCGCGAACCTGTTGTTCTGCGGCTTGGTGTTGACCCCCATCGGCAACCGCATCAGCGTTTGCGCCGCCCGAGCCTCCAAAGGCCGCGCGTGCCCGATCAGGGCCTCGATCCCCGCAAAGAAACTATCCCAGTCGCCGACCGCAACCGGCGAAGACAGCCGGTAAGCCCACTGGAAATTACCAAGGGACGTCTCGGCAATGGCCGTAGGCCGCCCCAGTGCCAGCTCCACCGCCCCCGCCGAGGGCCCCTTGGTGCCGACGTCGTCGATCACGAGGGCCCGGACGTCGAGGGCCTTGTCCTTCAAATTCGTCCCCGTGTAGCCCGCAGGAAAAGCCGCTATCGACCAGTAACAATCCCGCGTGCCGTCCAGCTTCGTGAAATCCCTGACATGCGCGGGCGGATTGAGGTTGGCGAATACCCCATGGGTTCCCCAGTCCGGAAATACCGCTTGGAGGAACCGCTCGGTGTCTGTATATGTTGGCATAATGCAAGCGCCTTTCTTGGCCTGTGGTGGGTAGAGTGAGTGAGCTTTGCAGTTCCGGCCTTCGTGCGCCCCCGCGCGAAGGCCGTTTCTTTTTGGGTGTCAGGAAAGCGTCATAGTCTTCCCCTCACGGCGATTTGGCAATCACCATGGGCGGTGCCGAAACCCCGTAGCGCCGCATGATCTTGTGTTCGCCCGCCAAGGGTAACCCCCCGGCCCACGGCGGCGGCTCCAGCATCAGCGCCTCCAGTACCGGGACAGACCCTTGCGGGTTGGCGAGCGAATAGACCAGTTCGTCATGCACCGTCATGCACGGCACCGCGCCGACCCGGCGGTGAGCCCGCAGCATCGCCTCCGACATGATGTCCCGAGCCGCCGCCTGCGTTGCGTTCTCGGCCAGCTTGCCGCCCCATGTCCGCTGTTCGACCCAGCGGCCGCCGACTTCGGCACCCCAATAGACGATGCTCCCGGTCGCCTGATCGAGCCTCGGCTTGTGATAGTAGAGAACTCTCCCGGAAGGGAGCCGCATCTGCAAAGTCCGCGTTGTGCAGCAGAACGCCACGCCCGACCCGCCGACCGGCACCGTCTGGTTCCGGTTGAGGATGGCGTGCTGTGCCGCCATTTCCATTTCGTTCCAGAACTCGACAATCCGGCGGTTCGAGGCCCGCCAGCCGCTCTTGAACTTCTCGGCCTGCGACGGCGACAATCGCACGCCGTAGCTCTTGAGGGCGGTTTCGCGCAGCTTGGTCGCGCCCATGCCGAAGCCCAGCGCCAGCACCAGCACTTTCCCCAACTGGCGATCTTTCGACCCGAACTGCGCCGCCGCCCACACATAGACGTCCGCGCCTGCCGCGAACACCGCGAGAATATCGTGCTGGCCCGCCAGCCACGCCAAGACCCGGGCCTCGATTTGGGCGAAGTCGAAGCTCCAGAGCACTTTCTTGTCGTCGGCGGCCTTGAGGCAGGATCTCAGGGACCAGCTTACGCAGTCCAGCAGGGGTGCCGATATGACCGTGTCGAGATGATGGGGATCGGCGGCGGCCATGTCGTAGAACAGTTGGGGATCGAAGCCCTTTGGGACGCGCGGCAGGTTCTGCACCTGCACCCCCCGCCCCGACCAGCGCCCGGTACGTCCGGCCCCGCAGAACTGGAACTGGCCCCGTATGGCCCGGGTTGTCTGGCTCGCCATGTCCAGCATCCGTTGCAGCTTGCGCGTCGAGGCCCGGGCCATTCGCAGCCTTATCGCAAGCACCTCGACCACATCGAGGCCAAGCCCTTCCTCACGCGCCACCAGCAAGGTTTCCTCGATGGTGGCCCGTTGGGTGTCGGGGAGGGTGCATTCGTTCGCCGCCAGCCACGCCAGAAGCCTTGCCGTCTGCGTCCCCGGCGAAGTGACGGCTCCGCCGGTAATCACCGCGCAGCGCGCCGCGTCGATTTTCTCGGCGGCCTCGGCGACGCCTTGCAGCGTGCAGACCCGGTTGAAGTCGATGCCCAACTCGCCTGACGTATTCATGTCCGCGTCGAGCCGCGACAACTCGGCTTCGTCCGGCGGCAACTCGGGTATTACTGCGGATAGAGCCGCCTCGGCCTCGACGTCTTTCTGGCAATAGGCCCCCAGCGCCACATAGTCCGCAACGCTCCATGGCGCGTACACCTTCAAGGGCCGGGACATCTTCAACATCAGCCGGTGCCCGGCCATGTCTTTTTGTGAAGCCAGCCCGAGCGCCGCCGCCGCCTGCTCCAGCTTGCCGGGAAGTCCGTAGGCCAGAGCCCTTTGCATGGTGCAGCTAAGGGGGTTGGTGACGAACACGCCCAGCCAGTCCAGTACGGCGGTTTCGAACGAAGCGTTGAAGGCATGCCCCTGCACGTCGGGGTTTTGCAATGCCTGCACCAGATCCGGCGGCAAGTGTTGCGGCAGGATGGTGTGCCCCGCCGCCCTGCCGTCCAGCTTCCATGCGACGATCAGCACCTTGAACGAAGGGTCCGCGACGTAACGATGGATGCCGACTTTCTTCAGGTCGAGGTCGCAGTAGGTCTCGAAGTCGAGGTGCAGGTCATGGGTAGGTTTGGGCATCGGGCCCTCCGGTGGTGAGGCAACCAACATAGTGCATCAAAAAGGGGTTGACAATGACTTTATGCGTGCTACAACCCCCTCAACAGCCGACGGCTGGCGGGGCAAGGCGAGGGGACGATCATAGTCCGTAGACCCCCTACGACCCTTGCCCCGAAAAGCCTCAACAGGAGACATCTATGCCCAAGACCCTAGCCGACCGTTCCCGCAAGAACACCCCCGAAGCGCGGCAAGCCGAACTTCCCAACATACACCCCGCCGACGAACTCTCGGCGGTTCGCGAGGAGATCAAGATCCTCACCAACCGTGCCGATGAACTCCGCGACCAGCTTCTCGCCGAAGGCGCGGACCTGAAAGGCGACCAGTACACCGCCGTGATCCATCCCGGCACCCGCGAGACGCTCGACCGCAAGGCGATAACCGAAGCGTTTGGCGAAGCCGCCATTGCCCCCTTCGTCAAGGCAACCAGCTTCAAGACCGTGAAACTTGTGGAGAACTGAAATGCCCAAGCGTAACCGCACCATCTTCTCCCCGGCACCGCCTGTTTGGAAAGTGCGGGACATTATCGAGAAGCTCGGCGGCGTGGGCCCTACCACGGAGAAACTCATGGCGAAGGGGTTCTTCCCGCCGGGAGCCGACACGGTTCAGGGCTGGAGCACCCGCAACAGCGTTCCCGGGCCGTGGAGCCCTGCGCTGTTTTCGCTGGCGCAGGACGCGGGCCTGATCGAGACCCCGATGGACGCGCTGGTGCGCGACTTCAAACTTACCCCGAAAGGCGCACGAAAATGACCAAACGCGAAATCGAGCTTGGACTGGAACTGGAAAAGGCCCTTTCCCGTATCTGGGAACTAGAAGCGGCACTGCGGGTAGCTCGCTTGCGGATTGATCCTGACCTTATTTCCGACGCCGATTACGCCCTCGTTAACGCTGCCCTCGCACCGGAGCAGGGCAAATGAACCCCGAGATCGTAATGATGGTGCTGATGATGCTCGTCGTGGTGTTCTGCTGTCCGGAGGGCAAATGATCTTCGCCGCCGTTGACCCCGGGGCCGTGCATGCCGCCGTTGCCGTCTTTCACGATGGAACCCCCGTGTTCGTCGACGATATCCGCACCGTCAACGGCATGCTGGACAGCACCGCCTTTGCCCATGCCTTGCAGGATATGAAGGTCGAGCACATGGTCGTCGAGAACGTGCATTCCATGCCCAAGCAGGGCCTCAGCAGTACGTTTAAATTCGGCATGGGTGTCGGCATCATCCACGGCGTTGCCGGGGCCCTGCGGCTTCCCCTGACCCTTGTGACGCCCTCCCAGTGGAAGGCCCACCACGGGCTCAAAGGACCAGACAAGGAAGCCGCCCGGGCACTCGCGATCCGCCGATGGCCAGACCATAACCGCCGCCTTGAGCGGAAGAAAGACGCCGACCGGGCCGAGGCGCTTCTCATTGGGGACTGGTACTATGTGCGCTGCGTCGTCACCCGGGCCCCGGAGATTTTCGCATGAGCAGAGGCGACGGCAAGAACCCCAAGTTCCGCATCCTGTGCAAACGCTGCAACAGCTACCAGCATACGGTCTTTAACCACATTTGGGACGACGCTCTAGGAATAAACGTCGGCATCTGCATCACCTGCCGCAAATGTCTTAACACCGCCAACGACTTTGACGAGGAATGGCCGAATGAGTAAGCCCCTGTTCCCCCATCAGCATAAAGGCGCGGTGCGGATCGCCGAGAAGGTTCCGACCTATCTCGCCCTCGACATGGGCATCGGCAAAACCCGCACGTTCATCGAAGCGGTCGCCATTCGCGAAGCCAAGCGCGTGCTGGTGATCTGTCCGGCTTCCGCCGTTCTTGTCTGGAAGCGCGAAATCGGCCTCTGGCACCCCGGGGCCACCTTCGTCATCGTCAAGAGCAATGCCGACCTGATAAAGCCCGCGCTCTACTTCATCGTTTCGCACGGCCTCATGTCCGTGCTCGGCGGCGTCGCCGAAGCCTTGGCCGTCGGGCCCGCCTTCGACATGACCGCCATCGACGAGGCGCACGCTTTTAACGCAGCGGATACCAACCGGGTCAAGGCGCTGCGCCGTGCCGCGTCCCGGCTCGGTTTCGTGGTGCCCCTCAGCGGCACCCCCATGAAGAACCACGCCGGAGATCTCTACACGCTGCTGTCGATCTGCTGGCCGGAGGGCCTCAAGCATCCGTCCGGGGCCCTGATGAACCGCTACGACTTCGAGGAACGGTTCTGCAAGGTGACGCATAGATCCTTCGGCGGCCGCCACATGGTCCGGGTGATCGAGGGCTCCAAGAACCTCGACACCCTCAAGGCGATGATCGCCCCGTTTATGATGCGGGTCCGCAAGGAAGATGTTTTCAAGGATCTGCCCGCCATCATCTGGGACACGGTTCCGGTGCCGCTGGACCGGACGCATCTGCCGCCTGCCACGGAAGGCCTGCTCGACGAGGCCGTTGGGAAAGTCATGGCGGACAAGGGTCCAACAGCAGGGCTTGACGTCATGGTTGAAGCCCTGCGGGTGCTGGGCACTAACGTCGGTCTGATGTCCATACGCCGCATGCTGGGGCTCGCCAAGCTGCGCGGGGCCACCGAGTACATCCTCGACATGCTCGACAATCTTCCCACTGATCGAAAAGTTCTGGTGTTCGCGCACCACGCCGAAGTCATTGCCTCGCTGGCGCGGCATTTCGGTGAATACCTTCCCGCCGTGCTGACGGGACAGAACACCCCGCGAGAGCGAGAGCAGGCCGTCGACAAGTTCCTGACTGATCCCAAGTGCCGCGTGTTCATCGGCAACATTCAGGCGGCCGGAACCGCGATTACTCTCGTGGGGCCCAAATGCCGGTGCAGCGACGTTGTCTTTGTCGAGAGTTCTTGGACGCCCATGGACAACGCCCAAGCGGCATGTCGGGTGCACCGCATCGGCCAGCACGACGGCGTCGTAGCGAGGATGCTGTCGGCGGCTGGCACCGTCGACGATTTGATAAACGGGCTTCTGGTTCGAAAAGCCCGCGAGTTCACCCAACTGTTCGACCAACGAGGAGAAAGTAAAAATGAAGATCACGTTTGAAGGACATTTCGTTGACCTCGTCGCCGAGATCGAGAGCTTCCTCGCGACTGTCAAGCGAAAAGGTGTAGTGGAAAATACCCCTAATAAAAACTACGAATCAAAACCCGTAGCGCCTGCTGCTCAGGGCCCGGGCCCTGACGTCTTTGCGGCTGGGGATAAGCCTGTGGATAAGCCTGTGGATAAACCCGCGAAGCCGGTGAACCCGCAGATCGCCAAGATGCAGGCCGCCAAGGCTGCGAAAAAAGCCGAGCGGGAAGCCGCCGCCGCCCAACCGGCACCGGCTCCCGCGCCTGCGCCGAAAGCCGCCGCGCCGCTCGACCCTGCCGAGCTGGTCAAGCTGCGAACCAAGACCATCGAGGAACTCCAAGCGGCTTACGCCAACGGGCACCAGAAGGAGGTTTTCGAGCTGCTGTCCCGCTTCGGCAACGGCGCAAAGAGTTTCCGCGAACTGCCGCCGGAAGCCTTCGCGCCGATCCGCGAGGCGATTGATCTGGGGGCCCTGACATGAAGCGGCTCGCGCTACTTCTGGCGTTGATCCCCGGTGCCGCATGGGCCGGGGACGACACGATCTACGTCATGCCGAAGATCCCCAGCGAGGCGGAGAAAGTCGAGGCCCTGCGCTTCGGCTACGTTCTCAACGGCTTCTCGATGAAGCGGGAATTGCATCAGGGCTCGATCGACGTGTCGGGCCTGATAGGCACGCCCGCGCCGGGCGTGGTGCGGACCATTCCGATCAGACCCGAACCCAAAAAAGCGAAACAGTGATACCCTGACCCTCGCGGCTATTCCGCCGTACCCATAGGAGCACAGCATGAGAAGGCTTCTTTTAGCGACAACTGCATTGCTGGCCTTGGCAATTCCCGCCAAGGCCGACATTATTATCGACACCAACGGCCAAGGCGGTACCGGCGACAACGTGATCTTCAACTCGATCGCCAGCACCAATCTGGTTCTCGGCACGCTCAACGGCCAGCACGACGAGATCGTGCGTTTTCGCGATTTGTCCGGCAACGGCAACTTCACGGGATCGGCGGGTCAGAACGGAAACGATATCAAGATCTTCAATACCAGCGATCTCGATATCAGCGTCTACGACAGCACCAACACCACGCAACTCGGCATCACGCGGGAGATTTTCTCCCTCAAGGGTGACGGCAATGTTTTCTTCCATCTGACGGCGCTGGAGAGCGACGGCAGTTTCAAGATCTTCAACTTTGGCGGCTACGCGCTCGGGCCCGGACAGTCCGGCTTCGATTTCCAAGCCATCAACGGCGAGCGGATCTGGGACTTCGACGTCGTGAACGTCGGCGGCACCATCAGCGACTTCGAGCATTACCGCATCGACGTGCAGCCGTTCGCCGTTCCGGGCCCGACCGTCGGCGAGGGCCTTCCCGGCCTGCTGCTGGCGTGCGTGGCCCTGTACGGCTTCAACCGCTATCGCCGCAACCGTCGCGAGGGCGGTTTCGATGCTGCGATGGCTTAAAAAACTGCTTCGCCCGCCCTTACCGGCGGGCGAACCCTATCTGACCCGCCCGACGCCGGAAAACCTTTATGCGTTAATCAAAAAACGTTGTCCCGTCTGCGGCCTCGCGCCGCCGGACTGGACCGAAGGGCATTGGGCGCTGGATCACGACGGGCCGCAGACGGATGATGCTATCTGTGCTCGCTGCGCGGCGCACTTTCGCGTCGATCCGAAGCAAAAAACCGCTGTTCGTCTTCATCGGATGCGTTAATCGAGGAAGCCAATGAACCAGCTAGACGGAAACCGCCCGCTGCCATTCGACCGGGACCAACTTGGGCGCTTGGTGCGTGAGGCGTGGGTCCGTTGGGCGAAGACCCAGCCCAACCCCAAGCCTGATTGGCTCCTGCCCTACGACGAACTTTCCGAGCCGGACAAGGAAGCCGACCGGCAAATCGGCGAGACGTTGTCCCGGTGGACGCTCATAGGCGATGCTGCCCGCGTTGCCCAAACATCGGCCCACCTAGAAGACTTGGCCCAATGGGCGGAGGCGGCAGTCGGATTTTTCCCGGTTCACGGTGAGAAGTTCAAAGAGATCGCAACAGCACTCCGGTCTGGGCGCGCGGGCGAGCGATGAACAAATGGGAAGCACGAAGTCGGCTGCGCTATGGTTCTGAGCACCGGGGATGGTTTGGCTCGTTACGGGCGGCCAAGCACTTCGCCGATGCCGAGATCAAGCGCAACGGTGGTGTCGGGCGCATCGAGGCAGTCAATCGCGGAACGCGCACGGTCTACTATGACGTGTACGAAGAACTGACCTAGACAACCGGGAGACTACACATGAGCGCGCACGCGGCATGTTCACCTTCTTCTGCCGCGATGTGGCTGGCATGCCCCGCCAGCGTCACCAAGACGAAGGACGTTCTGCGTCCTTCGTCGCGGTACGCCAAAGAGGGCACGGCGGCACACGCGGTTGCCGAGATGACCCTGAAGGGCGATATTTTCCTGCCCGATAAAGTCACTGTCGAGGGCGACGAGTATATCGTCTCCCCCGGCATGTGCCGGGCCCTGAACCCCTATGTCGGCTATGTTCAAGCCCTTCAGGCCCTGCCGGGGGCCCGGGTCTTTCTCGAAAAGCGTCTCGTCGTTCCCGCCACCTACGGCATGGTCTGGGGCACGCTCGACTGCGGCGTCGCCGCCGACCAAGGGTTGTTTGTCGCCGATCTCAAATTCGGCAAGGGCGTTGCCGTCGACCCCGAGGGCCCGCAACTGAAGTTTTATGCGCTGGCGCTGGCGGCGTTCGCGATGGTGGCCAACCCCGCAACCAAGGTCGTTCTGGCGATCTGCCAGCCGCGCATCGGCGGCGAACCGATCCGCGTGCACCAGACGACGCTTGCGGCCCTGATAGGCTGGCGCGACGCCGTGGCGCTGCCCGCTGTTCGCAACATCAAGGCGGGAGATACTACCGAGAACGCGGGCGCGCATTGCCGCTGGTGCGTCCGCAAGACCGAATGCACGGCGTTTGCCCGGAAGCATCAGGGCCACGCCTCGGCAGCTTTCGACGACGAACTATTTTGAAATCAGACGTTGACAGGGGGTTTGATATCAGCTTAAAGTAACCCTGTCACTAAACTGGAAAGAGGAACTAGATTATGACCGCTATCAACACTCCCTATGCGACCCTCAGCTTCGCCAACATCTTCACCCCGCGCCCCCGGGCCGAGGGCGGAGATCCCGTCTACTCCTGCTCGCTGCTGTTTGACCCGGCACAACAGAAGTCGCCCGCCTACAAGGCTCTCCAAGACGCCTGTATTCAGGCGGCGCGCGCCGAGTGGGGCGAGAACATCAACCTCAAGCAAGTCAAGATGCCGTTCCGCGATTGCGGCGAGAAATCATATGACGGGTATCATCCCGGCCATACGTTCATCAGCCCGTGGTCGAAGAACAAGCCCGGCGTCGTCGACACCAACCGGCAGGACATTCTGCTTCCTGACGAGGTTTGGAGCGGCCAGCTTGTGCGTGCGAACGTCGTGCCGTTTGCGTGGACGCACACGGGGCGCAAGGGTGTCTCGTTTGGCCTTAACCACCTACAGATCATCCAATCCGAAGGGCGTCAGCGCCTCGACGGACGCCCCACGGCCGGTTCTGCTTTCGACGACGGCGAAGTCAAGGAAAAGGAAGAGGTGCCGTTCTAATGTCGAATGTCCCCGCAAGACCCCATCCGGGCGAATTGCTCTCCCACGCATTCGAGTTAATCAACGCGCGCGGAGACGAGTACAATACCGCTAACGACATTGAACAGCACTTCCGCGAAGTGGCCGCCGTGGCGGCGGTGGTGCTGGGCAAGGAAGTGACGGCGCGCGACGTCGCGATGATTATGGCCTGCATCAAGCTGGTGCGGTCGAAGGCGTCGCCGGACAAGCTCGACAACTACGTCGACGGCATGAACTACATGGCGTTCGCGGCCTGTTTCACCGGCCTGATGCCGTTGCCTCCACTGGGGCTCAAGGTAGCCGCCGAGTAAAAAGAACCCCGCCAGAGCGATCTGGCGGGGTTTTCAGTTGCTTACCCGTTTCGGGTTATAGCACTACTGCGATCCCTTTTGCAGCCACGCATTTGCCGCATCCTGTCCGACAATCCCCGAGAACGTGTTCCAGTCGCTCGGCGACATGCCTAGCTGCTGATAGCTTTGGCCGCCGCCGCCGATGTTCCCCAGCGTGCGTTGCAGGTCGTTGGTCATCTGCTGCGGATTGTACTGCTGCATGCCGCCGCCCGGCGCGAAGGTGTTCGCCATGCCCGGGTTGTAGCCGAGGTTCGGGTAGGGCCCGTTGGCCGGGGTCATCCCGACCATCTGCTGTGCGAGCGCGTTCCGTGCCGCATCGCCTTGGCCTGCGGCTTCCATCGTCCGCTGCCACGTCGCCTTGTCACCGGCCGACATGCCGCTGAAGATGTCGGGCTGGCCCGGGGCCCGGGCCGCGTCGCTGCCGATGCCGCCGCCGCTATAAAGGTTCTGCGGTGTGTAGCCGAGAAGCCGCTGCATGTCGGGATTGCCGCCCGGGGTCGGGCTCCAGCCGCTCGGGGTCTGACTGTTGCTCCCCGGCGAAGAAGGCTCTGCGGCAGGGGCTGCCGGGTAGTCGCTGGTCGTCGTGTTGAAATACTTGTTCCAGTCCACCACCGGATCTTGATTTTGATACTGGCCGGGTGACTGGCCCGCGTCGCTGCCGATGCCGCCGCCCATGGTCCGGTTGAACGTCTGCTGATCCCCGGGGCTCATGGTGCTCCATGTTCCGGGGTCGACGCCGAAGGAGTTGGCGTTGACGGTGCCGCCGAAGCCGCCGGTTGCGCGGCCGTAGGCGGCTCCCGCTCCCGAATAGATATCGGTCAGGGCCCCGAAGCCGCCAGACTGGGCAAACGGGTCATACTGGGGGCCAGTGATCTGTCGGTTCAGGCCACTCAGGAAATCGTTGCTCTGCGCCTGCGAGCCGTAGGCGTTCTGGAGGCCCGAGAACGGGTTGTTCGAGCTGTCGGAGTAACCGCTGAACAGATCCATGATTTTTAGCTCCCCGGATAGTAGTTATTACCGGAGGGGAAACTGCTGTTAAACCGGTCGCTGAACGTATTGCCGGGGCCCTGATAGTTGCCGAAGGGGTCCATCGAACCGAGCTGTCCTGACCCCGGGAAGCCGTAGAGATTGGTGTCCGGGCCTCCGAATTGCGAAGGCGTCTCGGTCGAGGATCGCGACTGCGGCGGCTGCGTCGGCTGCTGTTTGGCTACGCCACCGCTGCCGAAGAAGTCGGCACCGCCATAGCCGCCGCCGTAGAGCCCGCCGCCGATGTTGGCGGGAGGAAGCCCCGCGCCGCTGAAGGCGTTATAGCCGCTGGGGATCTGCGGGGCCCCCATCGCGCCGCCGCCATAGGGCCCGGCCACGCCGGTCGGAATGGCCTTGCCTTGCGACGCTTGTCTGAACAGGGCGATATCGCTCGGCGACATGCGCGCCAGCAGGGATGCGGGGATATCCGAATTGTCGGCTTGCGCCGGGACGCCGGTCGGGGCCGTCGGCGTCGAATACTGCACGGTGCCGCCGCTCAGGGCTTGCTGCGGCTGTTGCGCCATCTGCTGCGCAAGCTGATCCCGGCCGCCTCCGGCACCGGCCATGGTCTGGTTGAACTGCATCATGTCGGAAGGAGACATGCGGCCCCACAGGCTGGGATCTACGCCATAGGTGTTATCGGGCATTGCTCAATCCTCCGGAATGTCGACGATCTGGGGCATCGGGTGCGGCGACGGTGGCGTGTCCGCCTTGCCGTCGTAGTTCTCGTCGGGAATGTTCTCGAACATCAGGGCCTCCGAGGCCCGGCGTCGGGTCAGCCCCGCCAGCTCCTTGCCGTTGGCTTTGTTCCAGCGTTTGAACTCTTGGGCCGCGCCCTTGTAGTCGCCCGCGTTGAGTTTCTTCAGCAGCGTGCTCTTGCTCAGGGCCCCTTCGCCGACGTTGTAGGTGAAGGACACCAGCGCGTCGAACTGATACGCCGTCAGCGGCACCGTCACCAGATGCTTCACGGCGTCCTCGAAGCCCTTCATGTCGTCGGTGAAAGCCGCATCGCAGTCGGCCTGCGACCAGACGTCCTCGTTGGTGAACTTGATGCCGTGGTGGTTGGTGTGGCCCCAGCCGATCGTCAGCACGCCTGCCGGGCACTTGTAGGCCTTGAAACCGTCTTTCACGGGCTTCAGGCAACTCTCGAAATGCTTGACGAGGTTGGCTCCGCGTTCGGTGAGAATAAGGCTGTCGTTCTGCTCGTGGCTCATTTAGGGCCTCCACAGTTGGGCGGGCTCCACTCCAGCATGTCGGCGCGGGCCACTTCGTAGACGTGCAGGCCCTCCTGCATCCCCGCGCTGGCTCGCTTGGGCTGGTCGACGTGGTCTTTCACCCAGCCTTCGAACAGCTTCTGGGTGTGGGCCTTCAGGGCGAGACCGAGGCCCTCCAAGGTCAGCTTGCGGATCGTCTCCCGGGCCTCGTCGTCCATGCATAGCGTCTGCGCCGTTGCCGGTTGGGCCTTGTCGGGGAATAGCGCCTGC